ATAATTACCGCTATAAAAATAGCGTAGGAATGGTTTTTTATCCATTCTATTAGGCTACCTTCATTTTTTACGTTTAAATCTCCCATAATCCAGCCTTCATCATTGCAGCCATTTTTTTGGCTCTCATTGGAGTTTGATTAGCCCACTTTGAATTAAGCATCTCAATAGACGCTTTAGCGTAGTCTTTTTGCTTAATCGCCTCAAGCATCATTCTGAATTTAAGCAAGCCGCTGCTGCCCATCTGAAAAGCCATCTGTACAATCACGCTCTGGCGTACCTCGTCTAATTCATCAAAAAACTCAAATCTGGCTAAATCTGCATATAATTCAGTTACTTGGTGCTCAAGAAGGGAAGCAGCGGCACGTTCACTCATACCAGCGTCTACGTTAAAGCCGTAGCCTATTGTCTGAGCGCCTGTAGTGCATCGGTATAGCTTACCGCTAAAGCCCTCAAATGTTTTTAACATGTCTACACTTCTATCAATGTACATTCCAACTCCATTAATTCTTTTCTTCTTGGGTCTGTTATTGCTTCTATGTCGTATGTATTGCCATCAAAAAGCACTCTATACTTGGTAGTTAGGGTCGCTTGATAGCGTATAATAAAAGTAGCACTTTGGGTGTTTACCTCTATACCATCGCTAAAATCTTCACTCCCTGATCTATATTTAACTTGCGCCCAAACGCTCATATTTGTAGACCAAGAAAAAACCGATTCACCTAAATCATTAATACTTGACGTTGATGATAGCAGGGCTATTCGTCTGTCTAATTTATGCGAGCGCATTGCTTAAATCTCCCCAACCATATAGGGCGCTATTAACATGCGAGCAGTTGGCGTGGTGTGTAGTGCATATTCTGAGTGCGCTGAGCGTGAGGTATCGTATAAAGACCCTACAATCATCAGTACATATTGTTTAATCGGCTCTGGAATAGCGTCCGCATCCGCGTAGCCTGCGCTGTAATTAATCGTAATTGGAAGGCGTGTATCCGCTAATTGCGGTAAATCTTTTTCAAATACAATCAAACAAGGCTCTTCAGCATCATCTATATCGTAAGTTGTGGTAGCTAGAGTTTGGCTCTGGCTAGCATCATCTAAATAAGTGATACTACTAATAGCGACAAAAGGCGGCTTTGGTAATTCAATATCCCTAAACGTGTCTACACTAATGCTAAAACTGGTGCGTAATAAAGCCCGACCAGTAGCCCTTTCGGTTAGTTTTACTGCCGAAATAATTAGCGTAGATAAGTAGGTATCTTGATCATACCCATCAATCCTTAGATGGGATTTTACCTGCTCGAGAGTTACCACGTTTCCGCTTGGAGGTGTCGTTATCTGTAGTTTGCTTCTGCTCATCTTCAACCTTTTTCCAATAGCCGATTTTTACCATTGTTTGCGCTGCTTCATCTGGGACTAAACCCACATCGCCAGCATTGTAGGACCACTTTTCATGTGGCTTTAGTACAAATATCTTTGTCATTTTTTTACCTTGTTAAATTCAAAGGCCAAGCAGATAAACTGCCCAGCCCTTGACCAATGAATCGCTTAATTAGGCGATAATATCCTTGATAACTCCAAAATTCTCAGGAACTTCGACAACTGAATCATGGAAGAAATTCACAATCAACCGAATTTGACCAGTAGTAGCTAAAGTGATTTCATCTAGCACGATATTTAAACCGCCCCAGAAACCTACGGTAAGGCTGCTAAAGTCCCCATAAACTAATGCAGAAAGCGTCCCGTCAGCAGATCCTTTTGATAGGGTTGCTGGCGCATAATTCGTTACTAGGGCACGGTTGCCTAGAAATAGATTTGGCGTAGTATGCTCCCAAAGGAATCTACCTGACCCAGTATCTAACGCAATTTGCATCCCCGCACTTCTTACTTTTGAATTAGTAACAAAGGCGTTGTTTAAACCAGAGCTATTGGCTGCGCTCAATGAATTCAATAATTCCACCGATTTTGCGTAAGTCAAAGCACCCCCATTGGTGCCTATAGCCACAGTAGTACCAGCGCTCGCAATTACTTCTGCCATTGCATGAGATTCAGCGCGGCGTGTTACGCCTGATAGCAAATGGCGGCTTAAAATCTGCTGTACATTGTAAGAGGTATTAGCCAATAATGTCTGAGAAAAAGTAGTCTCAACGGCTCCTCTTGTAGGGTTTAATGATCTACTCACAATAGTTGCGGTATAATCATCAGCATCAGCGGTTTCTGTTTTAACTCCAGGATTAACTGGGTTGGTTATGGCACCAATTTCAAGATTGCCACTTAAACCAGTTAAAATATTAGCACCAAGTGGCGTAAGTACGCTATATGGCTGCAAAGCATCAATAAACTTGCCTGTCTTAATGGTTTCAACCAATTCAGCGCCATTGTTTGCAGCGCCAGCGGTGTGTGCGTTAAAGACTTCAAATGGAAGGGACATGCCAGAGGCTTCTAAACCTGCATTTTTCATAAAGGCTTTCTGCTCAGTAATAACCTCTGCTTCTACACCTTCTTGGGCATTCTTATTTACTGCGTTTCTCAAAAATCGGGAGAAATCAAATGATTCAAGCGATTTACGACCGTCAGTAGTTTGCGCCATTGGATTGACCATATTTTTACTCTGGTGCTTTTCAATCGTTTCTGCTTTCAGAATTTGCGCATCAATCGCCTCAACTCTTTGCATTTTAGTGTTATACACTTCGTCTTCTAGCGTTTTGTAATTCGCGTCAAGATGAGATAAAACATCTGAGCGCTCTTTTTTTAAGATTTGGATATCTTTTTGGTGATCCATTATTTTTCCTTTTTTGTTTTTATTTGAATTTGTCTGCGTCTGCGCTCAGAATTTTGCGCTTCTGCATCCACATCTGTAGATTCTTCTTTTTTTACGGGCTTCTCTGGGACTTCTGCTTTCACAGGTATCTCAGGTAAGCCTAAATTCTTAATTAACTTTGCATCAATTTCTGATCTTGCTTCAGTCGGCTCAAAAGTTCCATCAATAAGGCCAGCTGTTAAGGCTTCGTCTGCATTTATCCATTTTCCATTGCCGTTATTAGCGGCCATTAGATTAGTGATCACCTCCTTATCAGCTCCACGTTTTGTATAAATGCTTAAAATCTGCTCGTCAAATTTGGCAAGGGTTTCAATATTCTCACGCATATCATTGACATTACCGCAAAAACAACCCCATGCATGGTGCACTAGCATTAATGCATTGGTACTCATCATGCGGATGCCAACTTGGCTAATAATTGTGGCGGCACTCGCTGTACCTCCGTATACTTCTGTAGTAACCTTACCATCATGCATGGCCAATAAATCGTGCATCTGAAAACCATCTGTAACAATCCCACCAGGGCTATTAATTCGAATCGTTAAATCCAAGCCTTTTAATTCCTGCAAAGCCCTTGCAAAAGTTTTAGCATCATTATCATCATACTCATCGCCGATAAAGCCATTGATATTAATAATGGCTGTAGTCTCCAATTTTTCAATATTAAAGATCAGTTTGCTATTCTTTATTAAGCTGCTATTTTTCATTAGGCTGCTCCTTTCAATTCTTTTATGCGTTTTTCAATTTCCAGATCATATTCTTCTTTGCCCCATTCATTTTTAGACCTCATAAAATCGCCCTCACCCTCAATGGGTAAATCTTCATATACCCGGGCTTCCTGCTTGCTAATGATGCCTGCATATCTAAGCTCTTTTAAGTATTGTGCACGCTCTAAAGCCGTACCTCTCATGTAGCTATTTACATCAAACTTGAAGTATTCTTCTTCAATAGTTAAAATCTTATACTCAAGCTCTTGTTCAAGTTTAATCACCCAGGGCATAACCGCATATTTTATAAACTCAATGGACTGCTGCTCAATATTAGATTTAATAGCGTTCGCCATTTCCCCAACCATATATGCGGGAATCCGAAACATAGCTGCAATTTCTTCACGGCTAAATTTTCTGCTTTCTAAAAACTGTGCCTGATCATTAGGCAAGCTCATAGCCTGAAACTTCATGCCATTTTCAAGCACTCCAATCCCACCAGCGCTACTTTCGCCTTTTAGTCCACTTAAAATGGCATCCTTAATTCTTTCAATGGTAGATTTTTTTTCTTCTCTAGTTTTACCTTCAACCGTAACGCCAGACGGCATTTCAATAAACCCCTTTAAATGAGCGCCATTCTTAAAGAACTCTGCGCCATATTTCTGTGCGCTTAAACCAAATCCAAACGCTTCGGCAGCATACTCAACAGGGCTTTTACCTTTAATATTATCAAAGCCAACACCCTTTAAATGGATCATATCCATTTGGGGAATTTTTCTTACAACTTGCTGGGAATCACTAATTGGAATGGTTACATCATAGGTAATATTACCATCGGCAAATTTAGGGTCTACATAGTAAGATGGTACCACCTGCATAGAGCGTACTTTCTCACCGTCCGAGTCTCTGTAAATTATTGCATACCCGTTTCCGTAAAGTAAAACATTGGCTATGATAGCTTGATAAAAATCACTGGCGGTAGTGTAGTTATTAGGCCTGACAGATACTTTCTTGGTAACTGCGTTCATTATTAAAACTCTACCTTTATCAGTAGCTAAATAATGATTGAGGGGAAGCATGCCTACCGTCTCACTAATGCTTTTTATACAGCTATAGACAGCCGCTAATGCTATAGCACCATCTGGACTTGTATTAATGCTACCTATACCTAATAAAGTAGCTGCTTTATTGATCAGTTCTCTTGCCGTCATGCACCAAATAACGACAACAAATAGCTAAAAATCCGTAAATTACTTACATATTTAGTTGATTGTCATGCAATATTGATTATTTATAGCTTTTTATCCTTCCTGATCGGATAACCCTAAACGATTCATAACCGCTATACTTAGTACGCATAAACCAATAATAGTATAATTCCTCTGTTTTTTTGTACGCTTCGCTCGCTCTCATGTGTGGCAACAAGCTCTCAAACTGCGCATTGAACCCCTCAAAATCCTGAAGGCGTAAAATACTTTGTGGGTAACGCTTAAGCTCACTCATAAAAACCAAATGTCGTTAATTATTGTTTCATTATTCTCTTGATTAGCTTCCAACAATCTCTGCATACCGTATACAATAGCTTCAACGCCATCAACCTTGGCGTGATGATCTTTCTCATTATTCTTAGCTAACCTCTTGCTGTTGTCAAATACTTTGACCTCTGCATTACCAACCATCCATTCAAGTACAGAAGAGCCGTTGTGCTTAAATTTGGCCACAGTAGATTTAGCTTTCATCTCATCTAAAGGCTGCGATTGATGGGACCCATACTTTGCAGGAATAAATAGATTTTCGTCAAAGTGCTTGTAAAATGCAGGACCAGCCACACCCCACTGCGTTTTATCGCGTACAAAGCCTTTTATATTAAAGTTGATTGATAAATCTGCGGTGATCTGTGCTACTTTTGCAAAATCAGTTAAACCGTCTGCATCGTTTACTAGCTCAAACTCCTTGTTTTTTAAAAAATCCTTATACATATCTTTAACTGAATCATGCAAGTTATTCATGTGCGCATCGGCAATAAAATAGCGACCAAATGTATAGTAACATAGTTCAACAGGCTCGTATGCAATGAAATGCACAGCGGTAATATCATCTGAGCTGGCAGTATCAATACCAACATACACGTCAAGCTCGTGAAGCTTATTTATTATATCAGCTTCGGGAATGGTGTTTTTTCGCCAATTCTCAACATTAAAAAAGGCATTTGAACCGGATACCCAGACGCCCAAATGTTTAGTAAGATGATAGTTTAAATCAATTCCAGAACCATTCTTAGCATCATTTATTGCAGCTTCAATGCCAGTAGCGGTTAAACTTACGCCATAGTTTGGGTTGGCTTTTATTGCAGCGGCTAAACTTAGGGGCTCATCATCTTCATCTATGCTAAAAATCATACTAAAGGTTCTATCATCGCTGTATGTGCCACCTAAAAGAAGCTTCATTTGCTTATGTTTCTTGTAACATGGGTAGGATAAATTCATACCAGCAGTCGTTATGCTAATAACCATGGGTTGTAACCTCGCTCGCATACCTGTTTTCATGGCCTTGTACATGACCTCAGTAGGGTGTTCGTGAAATTCATCTATAATGGCGCAGTGTGGGTTGTCGCCGTCCCCAGGCTTACCAACCATTGGTTTAAAAAATGAACGTAAGCCTTGTCTATGTATACTGACTGGTCTTTCTGCGGTGCCAAGTAATCGTATTTTTGCTTTTTTTCTAAACTCTGGCATTTTTTGAAGCATCATCCATGCCGGATCAAATACTTTTCTTGCCTGATCTAATGAGGTGGCCCCACTAAATACCTGAGCGCCCATTTCACCATCAGCAATAGCCATGTAATTACCAATAGCGGCCATTAACGTAGACTTACCATTCTTACGGGAAACTTCTATATATGCCTCATGAAATCTGCGTAAGCGCTGATCATCTACCCAACCAAATAAATTAGCAACTATAAATATCTGCCATGGCTCAAGTCTTAATCGCTGGCCTTCCAAAGAACCTTCAATATGTGGCATCATCTCAATAAATCGTATAGCGTGATCAGCTTTATCAGTATCAAAAGTCCATTTTTTATCAGCTACATCTTTATTATACCGCTCAATTGCTAAACGTGCGTATTTACTAAGCTTAACTTTACCTTTTCCTACATCTGAAATGTACTTGCTAAATAAAGTCAGCCATTTCATCGTCAATATCGTCATTAATTGAGATTATTATTTTTGAACGGTCAGCAGGAGTTAAGCCAAACTTTGCCATCATTTGCTGGAGCATATCATAGGCTTGCTTTTTGTCTGTAGAAAGTGGGTGTCGCATAGTGTTAGTAGCGCCTTCTGTATTAGTGTACTGTTGAACGTACTTATCTGTAACGATAGCATTCATGCAGTAGTAATAGTCCGCCCATGAATAACATAGCACTTCAAAAGCCATAAGGTCCGTTTCTAAAACCTGACCACGTTGGACGATCGGTAATAATTTTCGCCAAACTTTAGCTGCTGCTGTATGCATATGCCTTGGGGGTTTTATTTTTACATCAACGGCAATGCTATCCAAGTTTTTACCATCGTGACGATCGCCACGATATGTGCCTTCCTGTTTATGTTCTTGAATTGTTTTTACTATTGGCATTCTGAATCCATTTTTTTGAAAGGCATTACTATTTTATTGACATAGGGAAAAATTAGG